CCAAAGTGAGTCCAGCAGTCTTTTGTCGCTCTTCCATTTCAATGACCTTTTTGGCATCGTTTGTTAAATTAAATGGATCGGGAACTAACTGGAAACCAGCCTTATCCATGGCCTCTGCCAAAACCTCGGCAAAAATACCGTCTAACTCGGCGGCAACCGCCCTGATGCCTAACTTGTTCATGTGAACCGAGACTACAAAGCCAGCACTCGGTTGGAACTTCTTAGTTTTATCACTCACAGCGCACCTCCACAATGCTTACATGACTTGGTTTTTCTTACAGATAAGGTTCTGTTTTGTACAGAATTTACCCCAACATAAACGGCGCATTTACCGCGCCTTTCAGTCAAGCGTGCAATCAACCCTTCTTTGTGAAGGACTGAAAGCACACCCGAAGCCTGACCGTGGTGCCAGCCTGTTGCATCGGCTAGTTCTTGCCAGGTCATTCCATAAGTTTTGGTTGCGTTAACAATTCGCAAAGTCAAACTTTGTCGGTCTTTTGTGGTTCCGTTTGAATCCTCTTGAATTGCGCGATCCTGGCTGGTGGTTGTTCCCGACCAGCCTGATGTTCCAGCGTAAGGAGTCAGCGGAAGTTCTACGGCTTCGGCCATCATTATGATGCGCTCAATTCCGCAACTCGGTTATTGATTACATCTTTGAGCGTTGTTCCGTTTACTGGGGCATCCAAGATGGCTGCGCTTGTAGTCCACAGATCACGCAACTTTTCTTTATCGGTCATTTTTGCCACCGTTTGGATAGAGGCTTCTGCCAGCGTTAACTCATCGGTTGTGAAAGTGACCTTTTTGACTGGTGACTTGCGTGGTTCTGCTTTGTAACGCTCGACCTTTTGCATCTCTTCTTGAGAGGGGCGTTTGCCAACTGGTGCGCCAAGGCAAAGAACCGAGTTGCTTAAACATCGCCCAATTGACGAAGTCTCACAGTTCTCAAGGGCTGAAGTTTTGTTTACAAATCCAGCACCGACAATTTCCTCGGCATAGCCTGTGGAGTGCGGAGTGCTGTCTTTTGGATCAAGGTATAAGAAAGACTTACAAATAAAACGGCGTTCATCTTGAAACACCAAGTCTGTAAGCAATCGGGCTGTTGGGTATTTTTCGTACAGTCTACGCAGACGCATTTCGACTGTTTCATAGTCTTCCAGGCTGTATTTCTCGGCCATGGACCTTCCTTCCATTTGGGGGCTTTCGCCCTGGTGGTCCTAGGTTTGCACAAAGGCGACCGAATTGGAAGGACCCTTTCTCGGGCGTGGCGGATTCATTACAGGCGGGATTACGGGCATAATTTCAGCAAGGGGGTCGACATGGCTTATTCGCAAATCTCAATCAGAATAGGTGGCCTTGCCGTGGAACTGGGAACTGAGGCCCAATATCCCGACATGGTTTCTGATTTAACGAACCGTTGTCTTTCTACATTTAAGGAAGCGATGGATAAAGCAAAAGAAAACGGCGTTGATATTGCCGACATGCGCTTGATCACGAGCGACTACGGCGATGATTATGACGACGACTAATGTGCAAAGAATGTGGGAACTGCTCTAAAGAACATCAGCGTTCATTAGATGATGCGGTTGATGCGGCCGAGGCCTCAATCTAACCAAATCTTGTAAGCGGCAGTTACGCGGCCCTTATCAGGGTCCACAAAGTGCAAACGCTGCGATGGCGTGGCACTTGCTGCCAACATCACACCTGCGTATCGGTTGTCGGACTCTGTTGAGCCAGTTTGATAAACCGAACCTTGGCCGTTAGCCATAGGCCACTCAGCATGAGTGTGATAATGCCCAATGTAAACATCTCGGAACTCCCATGGATAAGCACCGCTACGCCAACGATTCGCGTGCTGGACAATCGCCATCGGACTCGCAAATCCATTACGGCCAACTTCGTCACCATGAATCAATAGTGCGCGATAGTTACCAATTTGCACACGCTGAATATCCTCGGGGCAGTCTTGCCAAATCAGACGCTTTTCACCTGATAAAAGTTGTCTTGCTAACTCGTAACACATACGGTCAAAGTTATCGGAACGAGGAACATTGTCGCGTTTAGATCCAATACGGCCGTGGTTACCCCATTCAGCGACAACTGTGACCTTTTCATAATTAGCCAACGCAAAACGAACTACATCAACGCACAGTCTTGCCACGTTTACATATTGTTCAAAAAGCGTGGCATCAACTTCAAAAGCCTGGGTAGGAAAGTTAAACAAGCCTTCAACCATGTCGCCGCCAAACATGATGGTGCAATCGCGTACAGGGTGATCGGCTCTCTGAATGTCAGTTACACGCACAGCCTTTTGTGCAAAATCTAGAGTTCGCTTGCGCATTACCTCGCTGTTATAACTGGTGGTTTTCTTAGCACCCTGCCAGTCAGTCATGTGCCATAGAGCAACTTCGCCCACTTTCTTTGACTTGCTTGGAATAGGGGCAACTATTGGGTCATATTTGCCCATAGTAAGCATCGCGTCATAAGCGGCCTGTTGAGTGGTTTCAACCAACTCTTCGGTTCTTTCTTTGGCTTTCTTTAACTGCTTTTGAAGGCGGATCATTGCCATGCGTAATTCTTTTACATCGTTGGACTCTACGCCCTCGGGCATTTCATTGAATTGGTCTTTAAGACTCATCTAACGCAATCCTTCTACCCAGTTCCACATACCCCGCTTTGTCTTGCCACGAATCCTGGTGCGTAGGGTTGTTGGAACAACGGATGGTTTTAAGAAAGTCCATCATTAAGGCAACTTGATGTGGAGGAATGTCTGCTATGTCTAAAATAGCGCCCCAGCCTCGGCCAATAGCGATGAAGTTATCGCCAGCGTCACCATACATTTTGCCGCGTTCTTTCAGCAAGGCTTCTAGGCTTTCGGACATCTACAAGTGCCATTCTTGTGAATGCGAATAGTGTCGGTGCTGCATTTGTGACCATCTGCTCGCAAGGCCTGAACAATTAAGTTGGTTGGGTACTGTTTTTCCCACGCCTCATCTAGTGTCTTTTGATCCTGCTCGCTTAGCGAGTTATACAAGACTTGGTATGAACAGATGTTAGACATTCGGTGGGAAGTTCTCTTACTTAAAATCTCCGAGAAAGCCTTATCTAGTGCCATGTGTTGCCTCCTATAGCGTAAAGGTTACATCAAGACTTAGAAAAGAGAAAGCACCCGACCGCTATATGTCGGGTGCTTTTCTTAAACCTTTTACTTCTTTTTCTTAGTTGTTTTCTTAGCAAGCGCCTTAATTTCAACATCTACCGCATCTGCAATTAGGCCAAACGCAGGGTCTTTTGGGTTTACGGCGCGGATTGCAGGGCCAGCAATAGCGGCTAATCCAGCAATCGCAATAGCCTTCAGATCGGTTTCTCCCGCTGAGTAAACGGCAATAGCCGCTACAACGAATGAGCGTGCATAAGATTCAATTGCTGCTTTTAACTTGGCGTTCATTTTGTCTCCTTTGGGCGGGCTACCGCCATAATTGTTTTATAGTCGCGCTTCCTGAGGTAAAACCCATCACCATTAGATTGGCTGCCTGATTTACCGCTTGATGTGTTGCCCTCGTAGACCTGTAGGTACTTTAAAGCGGTGTTATGCCACTTCACTATTCCCACATGATCGGGTTGAGCATCCTCATCAAATTGAAAGAAAACTATGTCGCCAGCCTGGGCTTGGCCAAGAGGCACTAGTTGGTTGTTCTTTGTTAGGTACTTTAGCCAAGCATCACATGATGCAAAGCCCTTCTTAGTGTTTGCCACGGATTTGATAAGTCCCGCATCGGCATACATCTTAGACGCAGACATCGCACACCAGGGTTGGTTGTTTAATCCATACCATTTGCCGAACTCGGTGTCGTTGTTTTGACCTTCTGTGTAGCCAACTGTGGCTTTGCAGAGTTCTAATACTTTTTTGATACTCATTTCGGCTCTTCCTTTCCATCCTCGACTGGAGGCTTTGGTTTAGATTTTAACCCATTAGCGCTGACCATGCCAGCAAGAGTTCCTGTTAGAAACACGCTGAGAGTAGAAACAAGATCAATAAAAGCAGCGTCATTTGGGGCTTGTGCCATAGGTTGCGTGATAAATAGCAAAGCGTAAAGAAGGCTGAAAACAGAACCTGCAAATACAACCGCCAAAATGACACCAATAGTGACAATTAAACGAGCGTGCAGTTCCTCGGGTGTGAAGCGTTTTCTAGCCATTTGATGTGTCCACTTCAGGAAGTAGGTCTTTTGTGCATTGTCCAATTGCTTCACACCTTGGCGGTTGGCACTCTTCCTTTTGCCAGTTTTCATATTCTTGGCAAGGATAACGAACCCATCCTTGGTACCCGCATCCGCTAAGACTTAGCGCGATTAACAAGCAAGCGATAAATCTCGTCAACACGGTTCTCCAGCCGTCTAATTGTTTCGCCTTGCCTGTTCTGCTCGTCTCGAAGGCTTGCTCCGCCATTTGGTTTTAATTCTGAAAGATAATGTTTAACTAGAAAACGCACGCCAACTGCCAGCGATCCTATGAGAGTGCTGACGGCTACGGCAAGACCCAGCCATTCGTTAGTTGTCATGTTGTAATAATAACTTATGAAAGAAAATAAATGCCTGTAAAATAAAAGAAATCAGCAGTTTGTAATGTATGCGGGCTGTTGTGATCCATGTCCGCCATGGTCCCGTTGGACTGCGGATAATATAATTCTGCGGTAGTAGTTCCTGGAACAATATCCATGTACAACAAATAATGGTCGCCACTTGCCGTGTGGTGCAGTCCGCCAGTTATTAGAGTGTGAATGCTAGGGGTGAGTCCAGTTGGTAAAGTTAAAGAATAAGCACCTGTACCAAAGTTTGTAACATTAGTGCAGTTGACTTGAATTGTGTAAGTAATCATTTTGCCAACTCGGGACCAGTAACCTGTGGCAGGTGTACCTGTAAAAGCCAAACCTGTGCCTGTCCAAGTTGAATTAAAAGCAATCTTTGGTACGCCTAGATAATCATCAGCAAATACAACCCACTCGGTACCGTTCCAATACTTCATTTGATCTGTTGAATTGTCGTAAATAATGTCGCCCACGCGTGGGTAGTTCGGCTCGCTTGGCACATCAGGCGCGGTAAAGCGTTGAGCGTTCTCCAACTTGGTAATTCGATTGCTAAGGTCATTAAAAAGCGACTGCATACTTGGCGGTTGATTAATGTATGGCATCAGACGGTCTCCGACTCGGTTCCTGTGGTCAAGGACAGAGTAACCCGCTCAGGGCCATCCTCGCCAGGTTCCACACTTGTTCCAACGATTCGGTAGATAGCATCTAAACCGTTAGGAAAGCGATCGTCTTTAATAATAATGCGAGCGTCATCGCCAACTTCGTATGTTCCGTAAACAGGGTCCACAAACGCTGGAACCACAACTTTAAGCGTGATGGGTGGAATCACAAAGGCGTTCACAGCGCCCATGGCAAGGTTGTCTAGAACGGTCTGATCGGTCACATCTGAGTAGTTGACCTGGTCCTCAAGAACCGCCCATCCATCGGTGTAAATTGTTGGGTGAGCCGCAGAAGAGATTAATTTACCTTCATTGGAACCAGCGCCAATTGCGTAGATTACATTGGCAGTTGTTGAGCCGTCCTCGGGATACTCATACTCAACAATGTTTCCTGCAGGGAACTCAAACACAGGGCAAGCAGGGTCGCCCACGGTGTAAACAAGACCGCTTCGAGGGTAGTAAGTGTTGAAATCTTTACGAGGAAGGTCCGTAATTGCATCGTAAGAAATGTCAATGTCAAAATCAAAACCGTCTGACTGGCGGCTAAGGTCCTGAATAGCCTGAAATACATTTTTTAATTCATAGTCATAATAAACGCGGTCAATCAAAATGCCCGAAGCGGTTTGACCTGCAGAGTTGTAGCCCACGCCAATATCACCAAATGGAACGGACTGAGCGTCCTCAATGAGGGTCTTGGCCACAAGCAACTGATCCACAGCCGTGAATTCCACGGTTTGTGTGATTCGGCGGCGTTCAAAGTAAGAAATCCACTCGCGGGCTTGGATCGTTAAAGCCTGGTCCTCGCTGTTGTATTGACGGCCCCAAATAACCCCGCCCCACACCAAGATTCCATCTCGGTCTACATAAAGCCCGCATTTGGCTGGAATAGTGGAAGCATCAACATTGAACTGATCGGTGTTAATTCCTGAAAGCATTAATTGGCCGCTAAAAGTTCCAGCCTGGTTAAGTTGCTGCGTGAAAGCCACTCCTGTTAAAGGCAGTTCAGCAATGATCTCATTTGTAAGAAGATCTACAAATAAATAGCGGTATGTAGTGGCCACCACTTCTCCTTAAATTAGAAAGTGATAGTACCGCTACCTGTGTATCTGTAAACTCTGTACCCACCTGCTGTTGTAACTGTCGGTGAACCAGTGGTTGATACGGCCAATGGGTATGTGTCTGAGTAACGCAAAACTACAACGCCTGACCCTCCGTTACCACCTGTGCCTGAAGCGCTAGCGCCGCCTCCGCCGCAACCTAAATTAGTTGCACCAGCAGTTCCACTAACGCCTGTTCCACTATTTCCACCTGCACCGCCGCCTGAAGCACTACCGCCTGCTCCGCTATTATTTGTACCATCTTCCGCTCCACCACCTCCTGAAGCATAAATAGTGGAAGTACCTGAGATAGATGAAGTTACACCTAAGCCACCTACGCCACCACTAGTTTCACTAACACCTAGACCGCCAACAGCAGAAGCACCTCCACCTCCACCGCCTACACCAACATTACTGTTACCACCTGCAAATCCTTGAACTGGAGAAGTTACAGGACTTGATGAACCACCAGCATAAACATTTAGAGAACCTCTACAAGCACCACCACCTGAGCCACCATTACCACCAGTTTGTTGGTCATTTACGCTTCCGCCGCCGCCGCCACCAGCAGAAGTTATTGTTGAAAATACTGAGTTTGAGCCAGTGCTTCCTCTTAAAGAACTTGATGAAGAACCATTACCACCCCCACCTACAGTAATTGTGTACGCTGTCGCGGGTGTTACTGAAAATCCTGATGCAGTTCTAAAACCTCCTGCACCGCCGCCACCGCCTGAATCTTTTCCGCCTCCACCGCCGCCTGCGGCAACAGCATATTCAACTGTTGGAGTTGATGGAATAAATGGAGAATTACTAACCAACATTGAGCGGCTGATAACTTTATTTTTAATACTGATGCAAGCCATTACGCACCTTCAGGTGTTGATAGATCCCACTCTTGAGTGTCTTCATTCCAGGTGTAAGATTCGCCGTCTGCTGGGTGAGCAACTGGTGCTTCCCATTGAGCATCATCATTTAAAATCCATGATGCGTAAGGTTGTGGGCCAAAGAAATGGTCTGCGATTGGATCGTATGTGTAGCCAATTCCAGCGTAGTTCTTGCGAATGTTGCCGTTGTAAGAAGTCTGAACCCACTTAGTATCTTCGCCAAATAGGGACTTGCAGAAAATGACACCCTTAGTTTCGGACTCCGCGCCATCAAGGATTAACTCCTGATTGGCTACAACGATCACCTGTAAGACTGTGTTGCTTTCATCTAGTTGTGCAAAATGTGCCATGTTGTTTTCTCCTTAGAAGGTAATGCTACCTGATGATGTCCAATTGTAAATTCTGTACCCGCCTGATGTTGTGACAGTTGGTGAGCCTGTTGTTGCTGATGCCAAAGCAAAAGTGTCAGGGTAACGAATAATTACGCGACCTGAACCACCATTTCCACCAGTTCTTGATGGAGGATTAGTTGCATCATCTCCACCACCTTGACCTGCTGTGCCACTGTTTGCGGCTCCACTTATGCTTGCATTAGCATAATCTCCATCATTTCTGCCAAGACCACCTGCGGCATAAGTGACAGATGAACCGCTTATACTATTGCTAACTCCTGGACCTACTACCGTGGCGGTAGTACCAGCACCACCAGCGCCACCACCGCTTCTTGAATTATTTACACCGCTTGCATTTCCACCCGCATAACCTTGGTTAGCAGTGCCAGCCCCACCACTACCACCTTGAGCGCCACCACCACCACCTGAACCGCCAGTTAAACCAGTTTGATTACCAGCAGCGCCACCACCACCGCCACCGCCGATTGAAGTTATTGTAGAAAATACTGAATTACTACCGTTTGCTCCTGTGTTACCAGCGCCAGTGACATTACCAGCGCCACCCGCTCCAACAGTAACTGTATAAGTAGTTCCTCTAGGTAAAGTCAAAGTGGACTCTGCACTACCACCGCCGCCAGTTGGACTTACAGTAGAGCGCAAACCACCTCCGCCTCCACCACCACCCATGCGAGAAGATGAAACATTTGCACCACCTGCACCTCCACCACCACCAGCAACAACTAAATAATCAATAGAAGAAACTACTGGAATAAATGGCGCGTTACCTACCAACAACTCATCACGGATCAAACCTGTTTTAACGCTAGAGACACTCATTAGAAAGTTATACTCCCGCTTCCTGTAAATGTGTAATATTTAAATCCACCTGAAGTCACAAGAGTTGGTGAACCTGTAGTTGAAGCCGCATTTGAATAAGAAGATGCGTATCTAATTATTACAATTCCACTACCGCCAGCACCCGCAGTACCATTTTGCGTACCACCACCACCTGAGCCAGTATTAGCAGTTCCAGTTCCAGCCGCAGTTGAACGAGAACCTGTTCCACCGCCACCTGAACCACCAGCGCCAACAGTTGCGTCTGCTGAACCACCACCACCGCCAGCGTAAAATCCACTCACTCCAGTGCTAGTTGCGGTAGCCCAAGTTGAATAGGTGTTTATGCCTGCTCCACCCGCTCCACCAATATCAGTAGGAGCGCCAGCAGCACCAGCAGCACCAGCACCGCCACCTCCACCTGCTCCGTCAGCAAGGTCGCTTGCCCCACCATTATTTCCATAAACTATTTTTGAACCACTACCAGTGCTACTTCCTGGGACAGCGCTTCCGCCACCGCCTGATGCGCTTGACGCGTATCCTCCACCGCCACCTGAACCACCACTTACGCCTGGTTCATTATTACCGCTACCTGCGCCACCACCTCTGAAAGCAAGTGTTGTTGTTAAACCACTACCGCTTAAAGATGAATTATTACCGTTGCTGCCTGGGTTTGCTTCATTTGTGCTTCCTGCGCCACCAGCACCAATTGTTACTGTGTAAGCAATGCTTGATGAAACATTTTGTGTGTCATAAACAATTGCACCTGCACCTCCACCGCCACCACCACTTGTGGTTGTTTGGGCGGTTCTACAAACACCGCCTCCCCCTGCTCCGCCAATAACTATGTATTCAATTGAAGGAGGAACAGGATTATAGAAAGCGTTACCCACAAGCATAGAAATGCTGCGGGTACCATTCTTGACGGATTTAATGGCCATTTATATTAGGAGATTTCGCTACCGTAAGCCTGGAAGGTAATGTCGGCAGTTGATCCATAAACGCTAAGAACATCTGTTGCGCCCATGGTAATACCAAGAGTGAGAACGGTTGAGTCTGATGCACCCACTGTAATGTCATACCCTACATAATGTGCATCAGTAATTGAGGCACCAGCAGGGCGTACAGCAATTCTAAATGTTGCATTAGTCGCTGTCATGTTTGCTATCACAATGCTAGAAACAACAGCCTGTGTTGCGGATGGCACTGTGTAAAGAGTTGTAAGAGTTGTGGCAGCAGGGTGTGCTTGCCCTAATACTTTGTAAGTTGTTGGCATTTATTATGCTCCCATCAGCATGAATACGGTCGGTGTTGCATCTGTTGCGGCGACTCCTGTTGAAGCCGCTGTAATTCTACCCTGTGCGTCTACGGTGATGTTAGCAGTTGTGTAAGTTCCTGCTGCTACAGCCGTGTTTGCTAGGGCAAGGCTAACTGTTCCACTTGTTCCGCCGCCAGTTAAGCCTGTTCCTGCGGTTACTCCCGTAATATCACCAACAGGCAAGTTGGTAGTTACTTCAACTCGGGTGTCTGTGATGTTTGCGGTGTTGATCTGAGTAACGCCAGCGCCTACAGCAATTGTGGCCAGTGAAATTGAGTTTGCGGGAACTGCGGGAGCAGTCGGTGATCCAGCAGGAGTTCCTGGCAAAACTTGGTAAATGACATCATTAAAAGCGCCTGTGTAATAGGCATCCCGAACTGTTGCGACAATTCTGTCGATTCTAGGGTTTGTTGGATCGGCTGTGGTAATTGTAAGAGTCACAGTTGCATCGTTGTAAAAAGTGTAAACGCCCATGTTGGCTTGAGTTGTTCCAACTACGGCTGCCCATCCTGAAGCAACACGGACTGACATACCTGCTGGAGAGTTCTGTGTGACAGCCATGGAAGCAGAGCCGATGATGCCAGTTGTGGCATACAAGGCTTGCTGAGTTAAGCGATCACTTTCAGCAGGATAACTTCCCGCTTGTAACCAACTCGGAGGCGATACAAGTGTCATTTATTCTCCTA